TTTTAATAAAGGTTGGCATCTAATTTTATGACAAACTTTAACATCACCTTCATAAGACTTTCTAAGCCATGAATTAATTAACCCTTCTCCATACCTTTTAATTTCAGTAGACATGTGTATTCCATAGCCTCTATCTACAGTACTACCTGCTACTACATCTTTAATTAACTTAGGCTGCTTAGCAAGTAAATACAACGCTCCACAAGATTCAAAGTAAGTAAATACACCTTTCTTTTCATTCTCATACAAAGCCATTGCATTATAGTATAATAATAGTCGTCTACATTGTTCATAAAAGTCATTTGCTGTCTCAGGTCTACCTGAATATTCTGCTACAATTCTGTTAGTTAAATTATCTAAAACAATAATAGAACCTAATGAACCAGTTTTAGATTTATCATGGTCATAAGGGTCAATTCCTCCAATGTATCTACCCCAAGGAATAACTCCATTTTCATCCTTAATAGGATGTTCATAAAGTACCATAGAACCTTCTACATTAGCTTCAGCTCTAAGAGGAAAATCATAGATAGGTCTATTCTTAGCATTATTCCTCCATTCAGTTTCTCCTTCAGGACTTACAATTACATCTCCTATCCATTCAGCATCTGCTAATTTACTAGCTTCTATATTAGCAAGAGTATATTGTAAATCTTTAAGTGGGAATATGTTATTTGTTTTAGATAGAAAAACTTCACTAGGTACAATAGGATTGTACACGACATACTCGTCATAAGCACTAGCATCTTTAGCAAGTTTTTTCTTTTCTCTTTGTTCTTCTTCACCCAGCCTAGCAAGATGAAGATTAGTATTACCAAAGCCATCTTTGTAATTTATTTTAGTGTATGTAGATGGAAAAAATAAAGCTATTTTTCCCCTATTCTCATAAATGTCTTCAAACACCAAGCAGTCATATGCTTCAGGATCATAAAACATTTTCTGCGAAGCAAGTGTTCCACCCCCAACCATATCCCCACCAGTACCAATGTAAAGAGTAGAACCAAACTTATAATTATTGAGTCTTTGAGTATTCTCATCAGCAAAATGAGACTCGATAAGATTTTCCCAAACTCCAATTTCTTCTCCAATTTTAATAGTATTACGACCTCCTACACCTGCAAGAGGTTTATCTCTATAAACTCTAGGTTTAAAGCAACTTCTAGTACCAGCCATTTGCCACTTACCACCAACTTTCTTTTTATAATAATTTTCTACTTTCTTACCAATATTCCAAGTACCTACTAAAGTCTTAGTAAAAGGAGCAGGATAATAAATCCCATTAACTTCCATACCTCCAGGATAATTATTTAGTACGTCCTGAATCTTAGTAATTAAGTCATTTACATACGGAGCATTATACGCACTAAGCATAATCTCTGCAGTTTCTTTAGATATTTCTCCAGGAGTATACTCTTTCTGACCATCAGTTAAATACTCATGTGCAGCTACATTAGCTCCCCAATAAGATTTACCCCAACCACGTGGCCCCATAATAAGTAAGTTCTTAGCTTCCTTATTATACAAAGGTTTACCTAAATCTTCTGATTGTTTAGTTCTAAGAAAAGACCTAATATCATCTACATCTCCTACTTTTTCAAAACCTGATAAACCTCTAGCTTCAATCCAATAGTATGCTAAATCCCATACATAATCTAAATCCCAAGGTCTATCTTTCTTTCTTAAATTTCTTTCTCCTAAGACAATAGTAGCATAGTTCAAGTAATGATATAATTGTGGAGGACACCATATCCCATTTATCCACTGACCTTCAATTACCTTCTTCTTTTCTCCTCTCCAAAAGTCTAAATACCCATTGCTCATTGGATGAAGCTTAGGTATTTCTTTTAAAGTGAAGTCCTTCCTATTGTCCCACATTATATTTCTCCTCGTTCTGTTAAACTTTCCATACTACCTCCAATCATAGTACCACCTTCACCTTCTTGGACTAATCTAGACATAATATCTTCATACTCAGAATACAATTTAGTATTAGACAAAAGTCTTTTCTCAATCTCATCGGCTGTCTCTGAATTATATTTTAAAGTCTTCATATATTCAGTCTTTTCATTCATAAGTCTTTCCCATTCCATCATTTGTTTCATAGGTACAGACTTAAACATATCCCAAGCTTTAATATAGTCAGACAAAGTAGACCAATCAAAGTCAGGTTGTTTAAGAATATCTTCAGAAATAAGTTTTTGTCTTTCTCCATCAGATAAAGCCCTATACTTAGAATCAAAGTCTGCATAATAAGCAATGGCCCACATCAATTTACTTGAGTGAGCCTTACTTTTAGACTTATCTTCTGAATATAACTTATTAAATACAATAGGTGTTTTTAACTGAGGATTAATTTCCCAGAAATTAGCTATGGTATCCCAAGATTCAATTACTCTCATAGTTTGGATAAGGTATATACTCTCTAATTAGAATAGTATTAAAATTTAAGAAGTTATTTCTTTTAATACTTCTTAATAAAGCATACTTATCTAGATAACCTTCTACACAAGTAGCTAACTCTTTTTGGCCTTTCTTCAAAGTCCAATACCATTTATTATCTACTACAGAATAGTAGTACAATAAAGTATATTTTTTCATTACTGTAAATTTTCTAACTTATAAATAGTAGAATAAAACTCTTGTTCTATTCCATCAACTTGATTCTGTACGTATGTATCCTGACAAATATTTTTACGAGTTTCTTTAACATAATTTAAACAATCTTTTACAAACATTAATGCATTAGCTACATTATTATCATAAGAAGCTTCATAAGTATAATCAAGTAAACCCATTTTACCTTGAATAGATTCAGCTAAAGTATCTGCTAAATCAGGTAATGCGTCATATAATCCACCTAAAGCCATATGCATAGCAAATGCACCAGGACCTTTAGTTCTTAAATGATAAATATGAATCTGCACAGCAGCAGACATAAGGTAAGAACAAAACTCACCTTCTTTTGAACTAGACATTCTACTAGCCATACTAGTAGTTTTCTTTGGAGGAGTTGGAATAGCCATTAATGTAAAAATTTAGGAGTATTTAAGTTATTAGTTTCTTTATATTCTTTTTCATCCTTAATATAATTCATATCTACAATCATCATTATATCAAAGTCACGTATAATAGCCCATTCTTTATCATACATTCTGAATACATCTAATTGTCTTCCTTGTAAAGCTACCCAATCACCTACTTTTAATTCAGCAATTGCCTCACTTAACTTAGAAGATGTAGCTACTACAGGATGAGCAATAGACTTAGTTTCTTCAGAACCTGTAGGAATATAAATTCCACCTGAACTTTTTAAATTACGAACATACTCAATAAGAATATATCCATTTAAAGGTGTAAAATGCTTACGCATTTTTTCGTGTAGAACGCTTTGTTCTATTTGTTGGTTTTCCATTTTTATTTTTTATTGTTTTTTGTTTAAATCCTGTAATTTCTATTGTAGTTCCATCCATTTTATAGCTTCTCATTTCTTCATAAGTTTCTTCTAAAACTAACCATCCTACATTCTCTACATATATTCTACATCTATTTAACATAGGCTCTCCTTTATTATTAAAGAAGTAGTCTATAATCTTTAAATCATTTATATCTATAACACTCTTACCTTTTGCATTTCTTTTTATTATCTTTTCTTTTGCATCAGTAAGGTTTGTTAGATATGATACTTCTACTGAGGATCCTCCTCTGTTAAGTCTGGCCATAAATTTTGCGGGCATTTACTTTTTAAACTTCTACTTTTAGCTTCTAATACACACCCACACAACGTACACCTAGATAACATCCCTAATTCTGGAGAAGTGTTATTATACTTACAAGATAAGCATAATCCTAATCTTTCTTCAGCAATCTTTTCTACTTCAGGATTACGGTCAATCAGGTTTTTCCAACCCTCTGCTATTTCTGCTAACTTTTTTATCATACTTTTCTTTATTTATAAACTTAAGCTTATAAGTAGGCACAACAAACTTACCAAACTTTGGTAACAATATATTATCCCCTTTTTCTTCCCTCATTGTATTTGCAATATTTTCAAACATACTTCTAAAAGCCATTTCTACTTTACTTTTAGGAATACCTGTTTCAAAAGCTATCTTTTTATAAACTTCATCTAAGTCTATCTTCATTTTTCTGGTTCAAATGCAATAAACAATCTAAACTTATTATCTTTAGGATAACTTGTAAGTTTAGGATTAATCTCATTTCCTTCTATCAATCCTTTTTCTCTTAAAGATGCTAATAATTTATTAAACAACTTAGAATTAATCTTCATCTTTTTCCTTATAGCTTCATAAGTCTTTTCATTAAAGATTAAATCATTTAAAATCTCAGGATCATAATGTCTATGAGCATAATGCAAAGTCATTAAAGATGATAGTATATCTACTTCTCCTTTACTTAGGTGTAAAACTGGGTTTAACCAAGTAAGATATGTAGCAAAGAATCTATCTTTAGGTGTCTTAATGGTAATCATATAATCAAAGATAATTGCAATTTATAACATTAGCAAAAAAAATAGCCTAACTCATTGAGAATTAGGCTAATTATTTTTTTAAGTTAAAAAACTACTCATTTTCATCATTAAATACCTTAGTAGTTGTACCATCAGTATACATATAAATTAGAAAACCAGGTGTTTCTGGGTCTACTTCTCTACCTGATAAATCATATGCTTTTAAAAATTGCTTAGGATATTCTCCAATTCTATATGGATCTTGTATGATTGGATTAGTTACAAACTGAGAAATAGGATTCCATGTTGAATAATAAGTTCCTACTGCATTACATTCTCTTCTTGCTTGGAATTCATAAGGAGTATTAGCTACAAGTAAGTTAGATAAAATTGTATTTACTGTGTCACCTATAAGTTTAGTTATCCATGCTGTTTTACCTACTTGTCTATATTGAATCTTATATCTAACACCACAACTATCATCTTGCCATAAGAATTTAACTTGATTAGTACCAATAGAATCTACTACTACAATAGGATTTAAACATTGACAATATGTAGTAAAGTATTTAGTAGCTGAATAAGCAGAGAATGTAGTTCCATTTATAGAAGCAATCTGATACTCATAATCTGTAGAATAAGCCAATCCATATATACTTTTAGTTGCAGTATCAGGTAATGTAATATATTTCCATGTAGGTGAACCTACTGCGTGATACATAATTTTATATCCTGTAGCACAACTAATCTTTGTCCAACTAATAGCAACTGAAACTCCTTTTGGTGTAGCAACTATATTAGTAGGAGCTTTGAAGCATTCATTAATAGTAGTAGATACTTTATAAACTGAATCACCTGATGTACTTCCATTATTATTAGCAGCCATCAATGCTCCACTCATCTTTACTTGTCCTGATCCAAAAGCAGGAGCTACCCAATTCCACGACCATGAAGATTGACTATTGCCATTCTGCGTATGCGTGATGTACTTTGTACCTGTAATCTTAGTCTTAGATGTATTAGTTACAATCATAGTTCCTTTGTAATTACCTAAGCTATCTTGAGGACTTGCTTGGAAACCAAACCTCACATTAGCAGGTTTATTAATTGTTGCTGTAAATGTGTAAGTTACTCCAGGAACATAACCTGTACTTGGAATATTGTTTGTAATCTTAGCAATAGAGGTATCAGCAATTATTGCAGTACCTGAATGACAACCTGAAGTTGCACAGGTTTTATAACTACTTGCTTTATCATTAGCATAACCAGAAGGTGCGCCATCAGGAGAACTTGATAGATTGTGTGCTATACCTGTAATAAGTAAGATAGTAGCAATAATAGTAAGTGTGTTTTTCATTTTATTTAGTTTAAGTTAATAAGAAGTATGGCCATTATAATACCATGATTTTAGAGTAATTAAATCACAAGTATCTATACCATTTGGAGGCATATTATGTAAATAAATTACTCTTTTATGAAACTTACCATTATTACAAATCTCATTTAAATTATCATAAATCAAATATTCTTTATGACAACCTCCACAATTCTTAGAAATAATAGGTTTAATATCAGATTTATAAGTAATCTTACCTTTACCACAAGGATTAATTTCTTCCTCTGGTGTATGCTTACAACTTTCTAGGAATAAGCATAGTACTAACAATGTAATTAGATATTTCATGGGCATAATTTTTAGCTAAAATAACTATTAGTTTTTAAAATACCAAATAGTTATAATTGGAC